ACTGGAGTTCAGACGTGTGCTCTTCCGATCTCTTTAATCATCCATATTTGGATTCCATCCACCCGATGGCTTCCACTATTGTTTGTAAAAAAGGCAATGCAACGGTCTTTGAAGGACGTGCCTTAAACGATGGCAGTGATTTTTACAATACACACACTTGGACCTGTGAATCGGCTCTGGCATATCTCAAGGATAGCCAGCAACCACCTTTCTCCTATAAAGGAACACTCAAAGGTCTGTTGGAATATTTTCTATCTGTCCACAATAAGGCAGTCGAAGAAAAGAAACGTTTTAAACTGGGAAATATTACAGTCACGGATAACAATGACTATATCAGTTATAGCAATTCCGAGTATTCCTGCACGCTGGATGCCATCAAAAGCAAGCTGATCAATACACATGGTGGTTATTTAATGGTCCGTTATACGGATACCGGGAAAGTTTTGGATTATCTTGCTGAATTTAATGAACGCTCCATTCAATCTGTAGAATACGGAAAGAATCTGCTAGATGTCAAAATATCTCGCGACCATACTGAGCGCATCACAGCTCTCATCCCACTTGGAGCAAAGAAGAAGACAACCGATGAAGAAGGAAACGAAGTTGAATCCGATGAGCGTGTTGATATCACTTCTGTAAGCGATGGGCTAAATTATATCTATGACGAGGCTGCTGTAAAAGAAATCGGTTGGATCTGGGCCACAGAGATCTGGGATAACGTCACACTTCCGGGCAACCTTCTCCGTAAAGCAAAGGCTCGTCTTGCAGAGCTTATTGCCGGTATCACCAGTATGGAACTGACCATTGTGGATGAATCAGACACAGAAGCAGATATCGGAAGCATTCACGCCAGACAGTTTGTGAACTGCTTATCTTCGCCTCATGGCATTGATGGACGCTATGCCTGCATGAGCAAAACTGTAGATTACTTAAATCCATCTGGAAACACCATAACGATTGGCGCCACTGGTATCAAATTAACTGGCATATCTGCAAAGCAGAATGCAAATATCACTGAACTCACCGATGACTTGATTGGAAAAAACGCAGAAATACAAAGTGCGATAGCAAAGGCGGATGCCGCAGAAGCTACAGCCAAAGATGCGAAGGAAGCAACTGACACAGTAATTGATGATATTACAGCGTTACAGGAAAGCGTACGCGAGTGTTACTCAGAGATCTCTAGAACTTCAGAAGAAATCAGTCTAACCGTGCGAGAAGAATATATCTCACGCTCAGAAATGGCAACTATCCAGCAGGATTTTCAATCTACGATTACGCAAAACAGTAGTGAGATCCGCATGGATTTCTCTGCTGTCACAGATGAACTGAAGGATAATATCGCAACTAATCAGGAGCTCCTTGAAGAATATATACGCTTTAAAGGAGCTCTTATTGAGCTTGGTAAAGTAGGAAATGCTTTCACTGCTGAGCTCTCAAACAATGAGCTGGCCTTCAAAGAAAATGGTCAGAAAATCGCCTACATCTCCAACAACAGCTTAGTTATTACCAATGCAGAGATTCGTAACAAGCTGTCCCTTGGTAATGAGACCAGAGGATGGTTTGACTTTATTCCAAGAAATAACGGTAACCTCTCTATCAAGTGGAGAGGCCCGGCATCGTAAAGGAGTGATCCATTATGGCTTCCAGCGGAAGTATTACAACCGGTACGAAAGAAGGACGTTCTGTCACCTTATCGTGGTCGCTATCCAGCCAGGATATAGCCAACAATACATCTACCATTGCATGGACGTTGAAAGGCTCCGGCTCAGGAAGCGGCTGGGTCATGTCTGGTGGCTTTAAGGCTGTCATCAACGGCACAACTGTCTACTCCACCTCAACCGACAATCGTATTCAGCTCTATAACGGAACCGTGATAGCATCGGGTTCTTTAAAGATCAGTCATAACGCTGATGGTACAAAATCTTTCAAATTAAGTTGTGAAGCCGGTGTCTACAGCTATGCAGTCAATGTATCAGCAAGCGGAACACATACGCTAAACACGATTCCAAGAGCATCTTCGGTATCGGCAACATCAGTGAATATGGGAAGTGCTACAACAATTTCTATTTCGAGGGCATCTCCATCATTCACTCATACGCTGTCCTATACCTTCGGTAGTGCTAAGGGGACCATCGCCACAAAGACCGCCTCTACCTCTGTATCATGGACACCTGCTCTCACACTAGCTAATCAGATACCTAGCACCACCAGTGGCACCTGCACAATCACATGTGATACATATAATGGTTCCACCAAGATTGGTACGAAAACCTGCACGCTGACTCTAACAGTTCCTGCTTTAGTCAAGCCTACCATCTCCAGCTTGACAGCAAGCCGTATCGACGGTGATGCACCAAGCACATGGGAGATCTACGTGCAATCGAAATCGAAGGCTACTCTCACAATCAACGGTGCTACCGGAAGCTATGGTTCTACCATAAAATCCTACAGTATTAGTGGTGGAGGCTACTCCGGTACTGCTTCCACTCTCACAACCGGATTTTTAAATAGCTCTGGCACGATTACTTTTACAGCCACAGTGACGGATTCCAGAGGAAGAACCTCTGCGGCAGCTACCGTATCAATTACTGTCGTTGCCTACAGTGTACCTTCCTTTAGCTCTTACAACTCGCAGCGATGCAACAGCGGTGGAACTGTATCTGATGACGGCACCTACATCAAGGCAACTGTATCCTATAGCTTTGCGTCCTGCAGTTCCAAGAATACAGTTACTCGCTCCTCTTACTACCGAGTAGCCGGGACAAGCACCTGGATCAATGCATCTGCTAGCTTCAATTCCGGTACAGCATTTACCTTTGGTAGCGGTAAGATTTCCACCGAAACATCCTATGAAGTCAAATACGAATTAACAGATGCTTTCACGACTATCAGCATCACGGACATCGTATCTACAGCATCGGTTGTCATGGACTTCAAGAGTGGTGGTAAAGGCGTGGCGATTGGTAAGGTATCCGAAACAGATAACTGCTTTGAAGTATCTGAAAAATGGGACGTAAAGGTCTACGGCAAGCTATTGAGTGAGTACGTCAAACAGGCAATCGGTGCTATCTATCCAGTAGGAAGCATCTACATGAGCGTCAAGAACACGAATCCATCTGCTTATTTTGGAGGCACTTGGGTTGCTTGGGGAACAGGTCGAGTACCAGTCGGTGTCAATGTCAATGATACCAATTTTGCCACAGTAGAAAAGACCGGTGGTGCTTCTACCGTCACATTAACCACAGCTCAAATGCCTTCTCATACACATGCAAAAGGTACACTGGCAACAACCAGTGCCGGTGGGCATACTCATGATTTGAAAAACCAGAAAACCTCATGGGGAACCAGTGGTGGTAATCGTGTCTTAATCGATGCCACTTCCGGCTACTCAGCTGTCAGCAACAAAACAACCACAAGCGCTGGCTCACATTCACATACAATTTCTGGTTCTACTGCTGCCACGGGTTCCGGCAGTGCCCACAGCAACTTGCAGCCCTATATCACATGCTACATGTGGAAAAGGACTGCTTAATTTTTGTTTGCAGCTATCAGATGGTAGCTGCTTTTCTTATATCTAATTTCAGAAATGGAGGTACTTATCAATGAAAGAATTCTGGAACACAATTCAACTTATTTTTGCAGGCATCGGCGGCTGGCTGGGCTATTTCCTCGGAGGCTGCGATGGCCTTCTCTATGCACTTATTGTTTTTGTAGTCATTGATTACATCACTGGCGTCATGTGTGCCATCGCCAACCACACGCTTTCTAGCGAAGTAGGTTTCAAAGGCATCTGTAGAAAGGTTTTGATTTTCCTGCTCGTCGGCATTGCCAATATTCTCGATATTCATGTCATCGGCTCTGGCAGTGTGCTTCGTACTGCAGTCATCTTTTTCTACATTTCCAATGAGGGCGTCAGCTTGCTTGAAAATGCCGCACATCTCGGCCTTCCGGTCCCTGAAAAAATCAAAGTTGTATTAGAACAGCTTCACGACAGAAGCACAAAGGAGGAAAACTAACATGGCATATACAAATAGCAAACTAGTATCTTATACCAAACTCAGTCCGAATCATTCCGGTCAGCGTACTCACAGCATTGATCGTATCACACCGCACTGTGTAGTCGGTCAGCTCTCTTGTGAGAACATTTGTGGATGCTTTACAAGTCCGTCTAGACAAGCAAGCTGCAATTACGGCATTGGCAAGGACGGTCGCATCTCTCTTTGCGTAGAGGAAAAGAACCGCAGTTGGTGTTCTTCTTCCAATGCCAATGATCAGCGTGCTGTCACCATCGAATGTGCCAGTGATATGTCTGAGCCGTATGCGATGAACAATGCGGTCTATAATTCTCTGGTGAAACTCTGTATTGATATTTGTAAACGTAACGGTAAAAAGAAGCTTTTATGGCTTGGCTCTAAGGATAAGAGCTTAAATTATACACCAAAGTCTGATGAAATGGTGCTGACGGTCCACAGATGGTTTGCGAACAAGTCTTGTCCGGGTAACTGGCTCTATTCCAGACTCGGTGAATTGGCCACAAAGGTTACTACAGAACTCTCCGGATCCACTTCTTCCGACGATAAAAAGCCCGTACCTCAGATGTACCGTGTTCGCAAATCTTGGTCTGATGCCAAAAGTCAGATTGGTGCTTACAAGATACTGGATAACGCTAAGAAGAAAGCGGATACAAATGCCGGTTACAAGGTATTTGATGCTTCTGGCAATATTGTCTATCCAGCTGCCGCAAAGCCTACACAAACGCCTGCTGCAAATACTCTCTATAAGGTTCAGATAGGCATTGCCAATTTGAATATCCGCAAGGGTCCGGGTACCAACTATGATAAAACCGGCCAGTTCACGGGCAAGGGTATTTTTACAATCGTTCAAGAGTCCAAAGGTGAAGGTGCCACTCTCTGGGGAAAACTCAAATCTGGCGCCGGATGGATTTCTCTGGATTTCACAAAGAAGTTATAAAATACATCTTTTTACAGGGTCTGTTGGAGTTTTCTCCGGCAGGCCCTCTTTTTTTATTTGTTTTTTCGGCCAAGCCGCAATCTCGCCTCCATTTATTAGTGAGGAATTTCCTCAGATTGGAGGCAACTATGCAAGAAAACATCTCAACATCAATTCCGGCTTCTGCTACTCCAAAGCCGATCCAGCAGACCGATATCGAACAAGATTATAACTTCTTTCAGGCGCAGAAGATCGCTAAAAATATGCTAGAGCTTGGACTTATTTCCTTGTCAGAATTCAACAAATTAACTGAAATAAACCGTGAAACATTCTCCCCGTTTTGGGCTGAGATTATGCCCAAAATTCCTTGATATATAAGGGATTCAGAGCTAATATGTGACACTAACGAAGGGAGGTGAACTACCGTGAAAAAGATAACTAAAATCGATGGTGTACAGAATAATAGCACCGTAAATAAGGAGCTCCGAGTTGCGGCCTACTGCCGTGTTTCGACAGGTAGTGATGCTCAGTTAGAAAGCCTAGAGGCACAAAAAACTCATTCTGAGCGATACATCAATTCTCGTGAGGATTGGAAGTTCGCCGGTCTCTACTTTGATGAAGGTATCACAGGAACCAAAGCAGAAAAACGTCCAGAGCTGCTTCGCTTGATAGCTGACTGTGAAGCAAAGAAAATTGACTTTGTTATCACAAAATCCATCAGTCGTTTTTCTCGAAATACAACCGACTGCTTAGCTCTGGTCCGCAAGCTCCAGAGCTTGAACATCCCTATTTTCTTTGAAAAAGAAAATATAAACACCGGTTCAATGGAAAGCGAGCTTTTCCTTGCCATTCTCAGTAGTATGGCTGAAGGCGAATCCGCTTCTATTTCAGAAAATTCCAAGTGGTCCATTAAGCGCCGCTTCCAGAACGGAACCTTTAAGCTCAGCTATACTCCTTACGGCTATGATTGGGATGGTGAGAATATGATCATTAATCCAACGCAAGCAGCGGTTGTGAAAAGAATATTTGCAGATATTCTCTCCGGAAAAAGTACAAATGCAATTGCAGATGAACTAAATACAGAAAAGATTCCATCCAAGAAAAATACTAGCTGGACTTCAAGCACTATTCGAGGCATTCTCGCTAATGAAAAATATACAGGTGATGTCATCTTTCAAAAAACATACACGGATGAAAACTTCAATCGCCACACAAATTATGGTGAGGTTGATCAGTACATGGCACTGGATCATCATGAAGCAATTATCAGCCACGCAGACTTTGAGGCAGCAAATGCGCTTGTATCACAGCGTGCCCTTGAGAAAGGTGTCAAAAAAGGTAGTGACAAATACCAAAAGCGATATGCTTTTTCAGGAAAGATAATCTGCGGAGAATGTGGTGACACCTTTAAGCGAAGGATTCACACCTGCACTACTTACAAGTATGTCGCATGGGCCTGCAACACCCATTTGAAGGATAAGTCCACCTGCCATATGAAGTATATAAGAGACGATGATATAAAATCTGCATTTGTAACGATGCTGAATAAGCTTATCTACGGACATCGCCTAGTACTTGTTCCATATCTGAAAGCACTTGAGAATTCCTCTGGTGACGAAGCACTCCAGCGAATTCAGCATTTGGAGCTACTTCTCGACCAGAACAGTGAACAGCGAGAAACCTTAACAAAGCTGATGGCGCAGGGCTACATTGACCAGATTTTATATAATCAGGAAACAAATGCACTCCTCCTACAGGCAGAGACTTATCGTTCAGATATCGAAGCAATCACTATCTGCATGACTGGTGACTCAGCAAAGGTTACGGAGACAAATCTATTGCTCCACTTTGTATCTCATGCCGATATGCTTACCACCTACAGCGAGGAGCTTTTTGAAAGTTACGCAGATCATATTGAAATTACCGGTAGAAATGAAATCAAGTTTGTAATGAAATGTGGTCTAACATTCACAGAAAGGATTGATGATTAGATGGGCCATACACCCTTTGGCTATCGGATTGAAAATGGCATCGCAATCATAGACGAACCTGCTGCCGCAAAACTCCGACAGCTTTATAAAAATTATCTGAGTGGCATGTCATTATCAAAGGCTGCTGCGGAAGCTGGGATACCAACCTATCACGGAACAGCAAAGCGATTGATGGGAACTGTCCATTATCTTGGCGACAGTTTCTACCCTGCCATCATTGATAAGGAAACCTACCAGAAAGCACAAGAAGAACGTAAACGCCGAGCCACAAAACTCGGACGAAATAATAAGCAAACACAGATGAGGAAGCTACAGATACCTACACATTTCCATATGGGTGAGGTTGCTGCCCTGCATGACAATCCTATGAAACAGGCAGAATATCTGTACAGTCTCATAGAAAGCGAGAGTCAATAATGGGAAATGTAATGTTGATTCCTGCAAGGCGACAAGTTGGAAACAACGCTCGCAAGCAGGAAGAAGAAAAACCAAAGCTCCGAGTCGCAGCGTACTGTCGTGTCAGTACCGACAGCGATGAGCAGGCTACCAGCTACGAAGCTCAGGTAGAACACTATACAGAATATATTCAAAAAAATCCTGATTGGGAATTTGCCGGTATTTATGCCGATGACGGTATCTCCGGCACTAACACAAAAAAACGTGAAGAATTCAATCACATGATTGATGACTGTAAGGCTGGTAACATTGATATGGTTATTACCAAATCCATCAGCCGATTTGCCAGAAACACACTGGATTGCCTAAAATACATCCGACAGCTCAAAGACATGAACATTCCTGTTCTGTTTGAAAAAGAGTCTATCAACACGTTGGATGCTAAGGGCGAAGTTCTTATCACCATCATGGCTTCTCTAGCCCAGCAAGAATCGCAATCATTAAGCCAGAACGTGAAGTTGGGATTGCAATACCGCTACCAGCAAGGCAAGGTACAAATCAACCACAATCGTTTTCTTGGATACACGAAGGACGCGGACGGCAACCTCATCATCGATCCAGAACAGGCAGAAATCGTAAAGCGCATTTATCGAGAGTATTTAGAAGGACTCAGCATGGATAAGATTGCCGCCGGGCTAGAACGTGACGGTATCCTTACCGGAGCCGGAGGAAAAAGGTGGCACACAAGCACCATCAACAAGATCTTGCGCAACGAGAAATACATCGGCGATGCCCTGCTCCAGAAAACCTACACCACCGACTTTCTAAACAAAACCAGAGTCAAGAACAACGGTCTTGTGCCTCAATACTATGTAGAAGGCAACCACGAAGCCATTATTCCGAAAGACATCTACTTACAGGTTCAAGAAGAACTGGTCCGCAGGCGAGTGGTCAAAACCAGTGCCAACGGCAAGAAACGTAGCTATAGCTGCAATCACTGCTTCTCGCAAATCGTCATCTGCGGAGAATGCGGTGAAATGTTCCGAAGGCTCCACTGGAACAATCGTGGAGTTAAATCTATTGTCTGGCGCTGCATCAGCAGGCTGGAATCTACCGGATTGGAATGCCACGCCAGAACCATCAATGAACTGGTCCTTCAGGATGCTGTTGTCAAGGCAATCAACCAGATGCTCGGAGACAAAAGTAGCTATCAGGCACAGTTACAGCTCAACATTGCATCAGTCATCCGAGCTTCGCAGGTAACTTCTGTTGAAAACATCGACGAGAAGCTGATGGCCTTACAGCAAGAGCTTATCCAGAAAGCCCAGAGCAAAGAAGCCTATGACGAAATTGCCGATGAAATATTCAGACTTCGAGAACTCCGCCAGCAAACCACCGTCGATACTGCCGCAAGAGACGAACAGATAAAGCGAATCAATGATCTACAGGATTATATTGCACAGCAGACTAACCACCTCACCGAATTTGACGAATCGCTGGTGCGACGTTGGATCAAACAGATCACCATCTTGGATGACCACATCACCGTCGAACTGAAATCCGGTGTTAGTATCGATGTGGACGCATAAATCCCATAGACGTACGAAACCCTCCTGACCATGATGGCCGGGAGGGTTCTTTCATTTATTGATATAGAATAGAAACAAAGACTATATCTACCTTATCCTCAGAATTCACATTTCCATTTGTAGAAAGCATTCTTCCACCACTAGAAATTGAATCAGCAACCTTATTATCATATTCTATTGTTCTAAAATTAAATTCATTTTTCAACGTATAATAATAAGGGTCTGTTTGCTTTGTAATCGTTTCTGCACCTCTGTCTATAATATGCGCAGCTACTCCTTTAGCAGAGGCCAATCGGCAAGCATCCCATATTATTAATTCAGAGTAGGACGATTCTGGATTTGCCGCTATCTGCTGTCTATTCAATCCGTATTCAAGCATGAACGGAAGATAATATTCTATCATTTTTCGATTCCAATAAGAGCCAACGTTCCAACAGATTACTACGTCAAACTCGAACCGATTAACTAAATCATTTCTAACATCATCTTCTGCTATATCACCTTCAATAAAAATAACCTTTTCTGAGTAACCTTTATCCGAAAGTAATTTTTTTGCCTGCGTAATGCAATCTACATTTTTTTCAATTGCTATAACTCGATGTCCCTTTTCCACCAATGCCAAAGTACTATATCCTGTTCCACATCCTATTTCTACTACTGTTTTGTATGATATCAATCTATCCACCATCCACGAATAGTATCCCTTTTCGTAGAAATATTGTGCGCTTGAATTCCACTGGTTTGCATATAATAATTCATCTGTCATAATGATTCCTCCAATCTATGTTATCTATTCCACTGCCAAGTCTGCCTCATAGTATCGAGTGGCTTGAACTGCGGTCGGCTCTGACAACAATCCTAGTGCCACAACCCACGACATCTAATCCACAGCCTAAACCCTACCGCATTTTTCCGACCATCCACTTTTTCTCCGGTCAGGCTAAAAAGTAGATATGTTTCCATACAAGAAAATCGAGCTTTTCGCAAGGCTTCTCTGATGATACTAACCTCGCAAAAAGCCCGGAAATACGCCACTTTTCAGCCTTTATTTATCTTTTCTTGACAGCAAACATACCGTCTCCACATGATGCGTGAACGGAAACATATCCAGAGGCTGCACAATTTCTGTACGATACCCCTTCTCCTCCAGCAGCTTTAAATCCCTTGCCAGTGTCCCGGGATCACAGGACACATAAACAATCCGTTTTGGCTGCATCATCACCATACTGTCAATCGTCTGCGCATCACACCCCTTGCGCGGCGGATCTACCACAATCACATCCGGATGTGCCCCCTGCTCACACAGCTTTTTCGCATAGTCAGCCGCATCGCTGCACACAAACTCAATATTCGCAATGCCATTTAATGCCGCATTCTTTCTCGCATCACGAATCGCCTGCGGTACAATTTCAATTCCCGTTACATGTTTTGCCCGCTGTGCTAAAAACATAGAAATCGTCCCGACTCCACAATACAGATCCAGCACCGTTTCCTTTCCCGTAAGCTTTGCAAACTCCAGAGCCTTTCCATATAATATCTCCGTCTGTCTTGGATTCACCTGATAAAAGGACTTTGAGGATATGGAAAACTTCAAATCATGAATACTGTCAGTGATAGCACGCTCCCCAAACAGCAGCTGTTCCTTATCCCCCAAAATGACATTATCATCCCGTACATTCAGATTTAATATGACACTCTTCACAAACGGTAATGCCGCAGTCAGCTCCTGCACCATCTCCTTCCCATGTGGAATTTGAAAGGAACGCACAATCCAGACAACCATTACCTCATCACTGGAAAATGCATGCTTGATCAACAGATGACGAAACAGCTTCGCATTCTGATACTTCTCAAATAATTTACGCATTTCCTGTAATACCGCATTGATTCGTTCACTCTGAATCAGACACGTATCCGTATCAATGATGGCATTGGAATTGATACGATAAAAGCCAGTAACCGTTTTACCTTTCTCAACTCCGACCGGAATCTGCCCTTTGTTGCGATAATTGGTATAGCAATCCTGCATCCCCAGCACATCCCACACCTCAATATCAAGGTGTGCTATCCGCTGCATCACATCCTGCACCTTCTGCTTCTTAAACCGCAGCTGCTCCGCATAGGACATATGCTGAAGCTGACAGCCTCCGCACTGCTTTGCAATCGGACAGGGTGGAGCAACACGCTGTGAGGATGTTTTACTTCTCTTCATCAGCCTGCCATAGCCAAATTTCTTTTTTGCCATCGTGACAACCAGCTCTCCCGCTTCCCCCTCC